TGCAGACGCTGCAAGCCAAGAATCCGATGGCCGTCGCCCAGCCGGTGGCGTTCAAGGTGCGCGGCGGCGTCGCGGTGGACTCTGCGGGCAAGGCTGCGGGCAAGGGCTACCTCGGCAGCGAGGAGACGGCCTTCACGCTTGCCGCGACGCAGGATCAATGGATTGGTCAGCCCGTCGGCACCGACTGCTACAACGGCGCCATCACGGGCGAGGTGGCGGCGACCATTGGCACACCCGGCAGCAGCGTCAACGCGAGCGGGCCGACGGTGATGCAGGCGGTAGATGTGAAGCAGGTGCAATGGGCCAGCGGCGGAGGTCAGGTTGAGAACGACACCGCACAAGCCCTTCGAGCCGGCGCGGAGTACAACTACCAGTTTGCGCGTGTCGCCATGCAAGTCCGCCGACTCACGCCCGTGGAATGTAGTAGACTCCAAGGTTTCCCTGATACATATCTGGAGTTGACCTATGGGACGGAAAGCCAAGCCCACGCCTCTCAAGTTTTGCATGAGCTGTGGAAACAAACTGGAGCGATTGCGAGAGAAGGATGGGGACCTGGAATCGTTGCTTCACTTTTCACGCCGGAAGTTTTGCTCGCGGGTGTGCATGGCGGATGGATTTCGTGGGAGATGGCGACCTGTTGTGCTATCGCACCAAGGCCGTTATCGAGCAAGGTCAATTATGCAGAGAGATTCGTGCGCCGATTGCAAGAAGCAGGGCAGGATGGACGTTCACCATATCAACGAGAATCCTTTAGACAACTCTCTGAAGAACTTGGTTGTTCTTTGTCGCAGCTGCCACTTGAAGAAGCACAAGCAAGAAAGGTTTTGCTCAATTCAGAGTTGTGGCCGCAAGCACAGGCGCAATGGCCTTTGCGATATGCACTCGCAACGGAAAAGCAGAGGAGTTCTGGCAAGTTGAACGCAGACGGCCCCCGCTACAAGGCGTTGGGCAACAGCATGGCGGTGCCGTGCATGAAGTGGATCGGGGAGAGGATTCAAGCCGCCGTCGAGCGGCAGGAGGTGCCAAAATGAAGCCCGACTGGGACGAGCTCTTTGAGCTGCTGGGCCACGCGCTGATTGGCTGCCTGCTGATCCTGCTTTTCTGCTGGGCCTTGGTTGAGCTGATGCAGTAGGCTAGAATTTGATTTAGGAGGCGGGCTCCCCCTCCGCAACGGGCACGGCATACGCCACCCGTAACCATGGCGAGCCGAGGAGAAGTGTTATGAGTTTGATTATCAGCAATTCCAGCGGCGGCAGCTTTGAGCCCCGCAAGCCCCTCGAGGCCGGCGCGCACGCGGCCATCTGCGACATGGTGGTGGACCTCGGCGTGCAGCCGAGCCCAGGCGGCCAATTCGCTCCGAAAAGAACGGTCGTTCTGCGGTTCCAGATCCCGAGCATCCGCGTCGAGATCACGAAGGACGGCGAGACGAAGGACCTGCCGGCGGTCATCAGCCGCACCGTGGGCCTGTCGTTGAACGAGAAGAGCACGCTCTACGCGCTGTTGACTGCGTGGAGAGGACGGTCGTTCACGGCCGAGGAGCTCAAGGCATTTGACCTGTCGAAGGTCGCCGGGAAGCCCGCGTTCATCAACGTCACGCACGCCACGAAGGGCGACCGTACCTACGCAAACCTGACCAGCATCATGCCGATGCCCAAGGGAATGACGGCGCCGGTGCTCGAGGGCGAGGCGCTCGTCTACTCGACCGACGCGCCGAACAGCGCGATGTTCGACAAGCTCCCGACGTGGATGCAAGAGAAAATCGCCAACCGAGTGATCGACATCCCGAAGGCGGCGCCGAAGGCGGCACCGGCCGCGCCGACCCCCGCGGGCGGCGAGTCATTCGTCGACGACGACCTGAGCTTCTAATCATGCCTACCGCAAAATTAGGATATCGGGCGGCCGACGGGAAGCGAATCCCGTCGGTAACTACAGTCTTAAAAATAAAGGACCCCGGCGCGCTCCTCATGTGGGCATATCGCACAGGGCGCGAGCACGGCGTGCTCGAGGGGCGGGGGGAGCAATCCCCCGCCGGCCTCTACGAGGGCTCGGACATCCTCGCCATCGGCACGGCGGTCCACGCCATGTGCGAGGCCTGGGTGAAGGGCGGCAACCCGCAGACCGTGCTCACCGAGGCGCTGGACGCAAAGACGGTCGTGGACCGCGATGCGTTCAAGCGTCAGGCTGGATCGGCTTACAGCGCCTTCGAGTTTTGGTGCAAGGGCACCCAGCTCGAGATCATCGACTGCGAGGTGCAGGTCATCAGCGAGGCGCACCGGTACGGTGGCACGCTCGACTTCATCGGCAAGCTCGACGGCAAGTTGGTCCTGGGTGACTTCAAGACATCGAACGGGGTATACCCCGAGATGCTTTGCCAGTTGGCGGCCTACGCCAAGGCCTACGAGGAATGCACCGACAAGAAGATCGACGGCGGGTACCATTTGCTGCGGTTCTCAAAGGAGAACGGCGACTTCGGGCATCACTACTACCCGTCGCTCGACGATGATGCTTGGCCGGCGTTCCTGCACCTGCGTGCTCTGTACGACCTGCACGAGAAGCTCAAGAAGAGGGCCGCGTGATGAAGCGTAAGCTCGACGACGATGAATGGGACGACCTCATCAGCGACCTTGTTGACGAGGACATGGTGAACAATCCGGCCCACTACAAGCTGGTGCTGCCGAACGGCGATGAGGTCGAGGCGATCGACGTCATCCACGCCGCGCTCGGCAGTCTCCAGACGGTGGCGTACTGCCGTGGGGCGGCGATCAAGTATTTGATGCGCGCAGACAAGAAAAAGGCTTACGCGCAGGATCTGCGCAAGGCCGCCTGGTACTGCACCCACGCCGCCGACATCCTTGAGGCCCTGAGTCTCGACGACTGACCACCCGCGAGCGGAGCGCACCCCCCTGGAGCGCCGGCCCCATCTCCGCAGCCGGCCACTTACCCGAACTTGCGCCGTAGGTAGTCCATCGAGAGCGGCATCAGGTCGTAGTTGCCCGCGCGCACCTCGTTGAGCACGACGATGCCGCTCCACTCGGAGCGCTGCACATCCTCGGGCCTGTAGCCCTCGTGGTCGATGTAGAAGCGGCCGCAGACGAGGCCGTGCTTTACATGGTCCGGGTACTGCTTTGAGCCATACAGGAAGCCCTGCTGGTGGCCCTGCACGAAGCTCGAGCCGATGTGCCCAAGGCGGCTCGTGATGGTGCCGCCGATGGGTCTGCCGCTGAACGGGTTTGGGAAGTAGTGGCAATACTTGATGCCGTCGATCTCGGCGATCTCGAGGAACTTAGGCCGCTCCCAGTCCAAGGTCTGGCAATTATGCGAGCCGATGGTGCCCTGCCACTTGGGCTCGCGTGACGCCACCCGATCCGCGCGCGCCTCGTGGTTGCCCGGGATGAAGACCTTGCGTGGTGTCCAGTATTTTCGCTTGCCGCGCACGCGCCGTTCCTGCTCGGCCATCATCGGCGCGCAGAGTCGCCGGAATGCCTCGTTCCCGGCCTCAACATCTTCCTGGTATCGGGTGCCCTCGAGCTCCTGTGAGCCGGGCTCGCTGTGCGAGTTGAGCGACGGGAAGTCCCACCAGTCGCCGATGCACACCACGACATCCGGTTGATATTCGACGATGGCGCGGGCGGCCCAGTCGACGTGTTCTGTGTTGGCCCCCGGCTTGATCTGTGCGTCGGGGATGATGAGGTGGCGGCGTGGGGTCATTTAGTCGCCGTTGTGAATGTCTGGAGCGCTTGATGCAGCAGACTTCCAAGGTTGTCCACGAACACCTCGCAATCGTTGAGCGGGTGGTTCATTTCCGACAAAAGGCAATGTACGAGCTCGTGGCAGAGGGTCTGCTGCAGCTCGGTGTCGCCGAGGTCTCCTCGCAGGTCGATACGGTGCCGGTTTGGGTCATAGATGCCGACCGCCGCCTTCGGGTGCCGCCACCTGGACAGCTGGACGATACGGACCGTGACTTGGTGCCCGTGGATCTGAAACCGGCGCGGGATGCCGAGCTTCTTGTAGCGGTCTACTTTGCTACCCATCGCTGGAGCTCCCCGAGGCGCTCGGCGTCGCGCTCGCAGGCGGCGAAATGGTCCGCAAGAGCCGCTCCCTCGTCGCCGGGGACTCCGGCGGCACCATCAGCCGGGACGGGGGCGATACCTGGGCCGGGCACGGGACAGGCGGGGGGGTGGCGCAGCCGCCGAGCAAGCTCGCGCCCACGGCGATCAGCGTCGCCCAGTCTCGACTCGAGGTCACGCTCCACCTCCTCACGTTTCGCGTGAGCAGCCCGCAGAGCCTCCGTGGCGGCCTCTGCCGCCCTCGCCCTGTCTGCGTGCCACTCTGCCTTGACAGCCGCCGTGCCGGCTTCATAGCCCGCGCGGTGCGCGGCACGGTAGCCGAACCACCCGGCGGCCGTCAAGGTCACGGCCAGGGCGAGCCCTAGCCAGAGGCGAATCAAGCCGGGTCGGCCTTCTTCTTGGAGAGCACCGACCAGACCGCGGCGACGATGGTCGCGGCGGCTCCGGCGACGGCTGCGACCGTCTCAGCATCGGCGAGACCCTTGCCGACCAGGTAGCCGCCGACCGCGGCCACGATTGCGCGGACGATGCCCGCGATTTGTTCACCAGTCATAAACACCTCATGCTTCGTTGATGGAGCTCGTCGCCCCGTTGGAGGCCACCAGCGGGAGCCTGGTGGCCGGGATTGGAACGGTCGAGGGCCACCGATAGCCGAGGACGCGCGCGCGATCGAATTGAGCGAGGCTCACGGCGTTGTTTTGGTTGCCGCCCAGCACCATCAACCGCCCCATCTCGTCGGTGCCGGCGACGAAGCCCACATGGCCGCCGCCCTTTCGCTCGAAGACGGCGATGCAGCCGGGGATCGGGTCGGGGATGCTGACCCCGAACTCGAGCCAGCCCCGCGCGCGGTACCAGTACTTCGGCGGGACGAGCCCCTCCTTGCGCATCACGGCGGCGACATAGACCCCGCACCACGGGGTCTCGTCGTCGCGCCACCACGCCTTGAGCTCGAGGAGCCACCGCGAGATGACCGGCGCCGTCGCCTTGCCCGGGGTTTCCCGCAGGCCAAGGTAGCGCCGCGCGCGGTGCATCCATGTGGGCTCGGTCATCGCTCCTCCGTGGACAATAGGCCCGGGAGCCGTCCACCGAACTGCACACTCTCAAATCTCTTGAGCTGCCTGGCGGCGTCCTCTTGGAGCAGCTTGCGATCCTCTGCCGACAGCCGCTGAAGGATGGCGCGCTGCTGCTGCGGGTCGATTTCCGTCAGCATCCGCGCCATGTCCTCACGCACGGCTGGGTTGAGGCCGCGCAGCCGACCCTGAGCCATGTTGAGGAAGGTCATCAGCCTAGAGGCCGTGTTGCCGCTCACGAACTCGGCGGCCTGCTCCGCGCGCGCCAGTTGGTCCACGCCGCCGCCAGCCGCCGCCGTGGTTCGCGCGGTGCGCGAGCCGAGGTTCGGGTTGACGTTGCGAGAAAACTCTTGCAGCTGTCGCTCTGCCTTGATTCGCAGCGCAGCCTGTGCGGCTGCGTCTGGGCTCACGGCGAGGAACTCGAGCAAGTCTCTGTTTTGGCGCGATGATGTGAGGGCGCGCGCGAGGCTGGCGTCGTCCATCGAGGCCAGTCGGTTGTAGAAGGTATCGCGCGCGGTGTCGCGCACGACGCCGACCTGATCGGGGGTCAGGCCGCGAAGCGCCGTGGCACGGTCAGACTGCGGCATATTCTGGAACCGCTGGCCGAGCTCAGACAGCTTGATGAGCTCGGAATCCTCCGCGAACCGCGCGCGTGCTGCCCCATACTCCGGCACGGCGCTCTTGGTGAGGCCGTCAAGACGATCGAACAGCGCACGGATGCCCGAGGCGTTCACGTCTTGATTGCGGAATGCCTGGTCCTTCTTGGTGCGAACGGCTCGCATCAGATAGTCGAGGCCCGCCACGGTGGGGTAGGCGTTCTGGATGAGGTTGCCGTCCTTGTCCACCAGGTCTGGGATTTTGAGATTCTCTTGCCGCGCCGCGTTGGTCTGCGCCGACTTGTACAGCTTACGCAGGAGCGGATCGCCGGCGATGAGGTTTACGATTTCATCGTCCTGCACATAGCCGACCGCGCGCGCCTTGCCGTAGAGATCGCTCGCGTTGGCGTTGCGGAGCTTGTTGTACTTCTCGAGGATGTCCTGCGTGAACTGGCGGTTGCCGCCGGTCATCTCGTTGACGATGTTCATCACGCGGCCGCCGGAGCCGGCGAGCGTTTCCTGAGAGAACTCTCGCACGACATCGCCAGCCGCCCCGCCGCCGATGGCGGCGCGCTCGGTAGCGCCCTGCCCGGCCTGTCCCATCAGCAAGCCAAGCGGCTGGATCTCGCCGGGGCGCCTCTGGGCGATGTTCTGCAACATCTGCTCCGATGTAAGCGGACCCTCGCGCATGGCGGCGAGCATTTCCTGGGAAGCGACCCGAGGTTCATCAGGGCGCACGGCGCGCTGGAAGATGTCGCGCGCACCGCGCGCGCCTGCCATGAGCCCACCAAACGCAGGGCCAGCCACCGCGCCGCCGCCGGCTCCGAAGACGGCCCCTGCGATCCTGCTATCAGGGCCAGCCTCGAGGCCGCCCTGGACCGCGCCAGTCGTCGCGCCAGCGCCGGCTTGCGTACCGAGCCGCCCCAGCGTGCTTTCCACCGCGCCGAGCTTGCCGAACGGGTTAGGAGAGAGCAGGGCACCGGCAAACTCTGACGCGCCGTATGTCAACGGGTTGGCGCGGCGCATAGACTCGCGCTCCGCCGCCTGTTCGCGCAGGCTTTGCTCATAGGGCATCACGCCAGCCGCGCGCTCAACTGCCGCGATCGCCTCATCCGCTCCACCGTAGGTGAATCCCTGCCCGAAGGCGCGGATACCCGTCTGGAGCTCCCCAGGCGTCTCTGTCTTCGGCGCTGCGCGCATCTTCTGCTGCCGCACGCGCTCAATGACTTCCGGGCTGGTGCCCTCTGGGAATTCCGCGACGGTGCCGTCCGGCATTGGTACCTTGATGCTCATCGCGTCACCTTGTTTCCTTTATCGTCGTACTGCTCGACCACGCCGCCGCTGCGCTCCAAGATGGAACGAATCATCTGCGCCTGTACCTCAACCGGATACATCGGGTTTGGGAACTGCCTTTGGCCCGCAGCAAGATCCATGTCACTCATGGTGTTACCTACGGTCTGCATCTGCGCTATGCCAGATCCTCCGCCTACAGACGGTGCAATCAAGTCAGCGTTCGCTGCCTCCACAACACCCTTCATAAAATCTCCAATAACGGGCGCATTGGCTAACGAGCTAGCAAGCCCACCCTGCAAAAGGCGCCCGCCCTTTTGCTTGATTAACTGCTCAATCTCTTGAGGCGACTTCTTGCTAATTTCGGCTACGCTCATGCCTGTAATGTTCGCTGCGTATTGCAGCGCAGCGGTTCTAGCTTGGAACGCACCTGACTGCTGTCGCGGTGTCATACCTGCCATCGGCCCTTCAGTCGGTATGGCGCCGCCCTTAGTGGTAACAGGGCGCTGCACCACGGTGCCGTCACGACGACGGACGATGGTGCCGGGGGCAAACCCGGCTGCGGCCGTCTCTGCCGGCGTGAGGAACATTCCACCCGGCGCGCCGGGCGCGCCGCCCCCTGCCGCGCCGCCCGCGCCACCGCCACCACCCGCCGCGCGCGCACCAGCAGCGGCGCCCTTCATAAAGGTCTGTTCCGTGCCGTCGCTGTAAGAGACGATGACCCTATCCGTGAGATCCACCTTACCAACCTGCACGCGAGGCTTTTCCTCCTTCGGCGGCCCCGTGTACCGGCCCGTCAGCGGGTACAGCCGAGAGCCGCCAACCGTCACGCCAAGAGTGCTTTCGCTGGCGAGCTTGGCGAGATCCGGCGCCATCGTGGCGACATCGCGCCCTTCCTGCGTGCTGTAGAGCCGCGCCAGCGCCTCCTGCGGGTCCTGACGGTAGCGGGAAGTCAGCGGCCCACCCTCGCCGCCCGGGAGGCTCTCAAGCGTCCCTGCGGTGCTACCAAAGAGACGCCCGGCGATGCGAGGCATCTCGGCCTCTGCTGCCGCGGTGCGGCGGGCCGCCTCGGCCTCGGTGGCCTGCTCCTTGCGGCGCGCGCGCAGACCCTCGAGGCCGCCCAAGAGGCCAGACCCAGACAACATCCCGAGGATGGCCGCCGTGCCGCCCTCGCGGGCGAGCCGCCGGCGCTGCTCCTCGGTCATGCCTTCCATGTTCTCGCCCAGCAGGCCACCGATGAGGCGCTGGAATCCGGTCATCTCTGCCATGTCACTCTCCGAGCAGACCGCCGCGCACGCGACGGCCGCCATACAGGCTGTAAAGGCCGCCATAAATTCTGGCGGGGTCGTACTGCGACGCGCGTCCGGCAAAGCCGCCGCGCTCAATCTTGGGGGAGAGGGAGCTGCTCAAGTCGACCTCTTCCTCTTCGGGCTTCTTCTTGAGGTTCTTGAGGACGTTCCCGAACGAGAACCCACCAACCCCGCCGCCCTTATCGCCGCCGGCCATCATGGCCTGCATGATCGCTTGCATAATCGGTTCCATCACTTCTTCTCCTTGCCGACCTTGCGGTCGAGCTCCTTGATGGCCTCGGTCAAGAGGCCGATTAGCTGCGGCGCACCAACCTGCCGCATCCCATCACCGCGGCGCGAAACGGCGCTCGGCATGACCTTCTCGACATCCTGCGCCGAGACGCTCATGTCCTCCTCGCCGCCGTTGTCCTCGCCCTCCTCGGAGCCGTACCCGTCCTCCCACTCGAACTCGATGCCCTTCAGCCGGCGCACCTTGTCGAGCGGGTTCTTGATGGACTTGATGTCGCGCTTCATGTCCTCGTCGGACCCGAAAACCTGGGTCATCATGTTCCAGTAAGACGGGCGCCCGGTGACGGTGCTGGTGCCCGTCGTATTCATCGGCGACGCCTGCACCGCCCCCTGCCTGATGGCGAGCTGCTGCAACGGGAACTGCTGCCGGCGGAAGTCCTCCTCGCGCTGCGCGTTCAAGAACTGCTGGTAGAGCTGCTGCTGCTGCGTGCCGAGGCCCATCATCGCCCTGCCCGCCCCGTACCGATTCTCCAGCGCCGTCTGGCCGTAGCCCGCCAGGTCGCGCCCGGCGCCGAGCCGGAGCTCTGCGCCCTGCACCCCGGCTGCCTGGTTCGCGCGCGCGGCGTCCATCGCGGTGCCGACGTTGAACTGCTCGGCGGCGGTCCCAAGGCGCTGCGCGTCGAGCTGCGCCCGCTGGTTCGCCTCCTCGGCAGAGAGGCCCATGCGCATATAGTCCTGCATCGCCTGCTGGTTCGCCGCCCCGGCGCGCATCCCCTGCTCGACGTTGAACTGCTCGGCGGCAGACCCCAGTCGCTGCGCTTCCTGCATGGCCCTCTGGTTCTCGAGGTCGGCGCGCATCTGCGCGTCGACGTTCGCGGTCTCGGCCGTGAGCCCAAGCCGCGCCAGCTCCATGTCGCGCTGCTGGTTCGAGATCTGACCACGCTGGGCGAGCTCCATCACATTCTGCGCCGCGTTTTGGTTCGAGAGCCGCACCGCCTGCTCGCGGCCGACATCGGCCTCTCTCAGCGCCGCCGCCTCGCGGAAGCCCCGCGCGCGCTGCTCGGCCACAAAGCGATTGCGCTCGCGCGCGGCCTCGCCCGCGGCGATGCCCTCCTCGATGGCGGCACGAGAGCCACCGAAGGCACGCGCCGCCGTGGCGCGAGCCGATCGCGTCCCGCGAGCCTGCTCCTCGGCGCGGCTGATGTCCTCGAGCCCCGCCTGGGTGACGGCCGCCTCGTAGGGGTTCATGTAGCGGCCGAGGTCTTGGTCCAAGAAGCCAGCCGCCTGCGCCGTGGGCGCGGCGCCAGGGGCGCCGATGTCGCGCGCGCCGAAGGTGGTCCCGACGCGGCCGGCAGAGACGCGGCTGGGGGCAAACTGCGTCCCGACCGCGCCGGCGCTGATACGCTCCGGTCCACGCGCCAAGGCGCCGCCGACATCACGCGCGCCGAACTGCGTCCCGACGGCGCCCGCCGAGATGCGCTCGGGCTGGAAGCCGAGCTCACGCTGCGCCGCGCGCGCGGCCTGCTCCACCTCGGGGACGAATCCGCCCTCCTGCGCGATACGGCGCGTCATCGCCTCGCCGGACATATAGTCCCGCGTGAAGGGCGCGACCATCATCCCACGATAGGGCTCGTAGGGGATCGCCGCGACGTCCTCGGCGAATTGAAGGTTCTGCAAGACCCGGTTATAGATCTGCGGGTCGATCTCGGTCTTCTGGACGTCCTTCTTCTTGGAACTAAAAATCTTGCTCACAGTCGTTTCTCCAGCACCACACAGGTGCGACGGTATCCGTCAAGCGCTCGCTCCCACCCGGGGCGGCCCATTATCAACATCGTGTCGCAGCCGATGCTGCGCGCCCACGTCTCAATCATCGGCCGCAGCTCGTCGTCGATCTCGTGCAGGTCGCCCGCGCCGATGATGACCGTTAGCTGCTTGATGCGGGGGAACAGGTCCACGGTCGTGATGACCACGGAACCCTCGGCGGCCCACAGCTGGTACTCGCCCGAGCGTATCCCCTCAAGTACATCCTCGTACCCCATCTGACCGTAACCTTCGGCGAGCCCCCTCTCTATGAGCTCGCGGAACTTCACGGCCGGCATGATCTCCTCGCCGATCATCGCTCGCCGCCCGCGACGGCATCGAGCCGCATCACACCGACGCGCCAGTCTGTCATCGAGTCCCCGGTGATCTTCATCTCGACCTGTCGGCCGCTGAACCTGACCGCAGTATAGGGCGAGTCGATGGTGTAGGTCTTGACGACCTCCGATCCCAGCGGCGTGAATCTCGTCTTGAACTGCACGCCCACCGCGCCCTGCGTGTTCTCGTCGGCGATGAGCTGACGCGCGACCATGATACGGTCGCCGCCGCCGAACTCGATCGGCCCAGACTGAGCGTATGGCGTCGCTCCGTCGTAGGTGGCGCCGACCTCCTGCTCGTAGATGTAGCCGTCCGCCGAGACCATCAGCGGGTAGGTGAACACGCCGCGGTCGGTCCCCGCCGTGCGGCCAAGGCTCCCGATGGTCCAATGCTGCTCGCGGTAGTTGTAGACCACATACGAGTCTACCTCAGAGTTTGAGGCGCTCGGGTAGAACCACCAGACCTCGCCGTACTGGTTGTTGGCGACCGCGTAGACCTTCGAGCGCTGCGTCTGCGAGAGGTTGTTGGTCACATAGTCCAGCACGTCGCACTTGATCGGGCGCACGAAGCCGTCGTAGGTGAAGAAGCCAGACGGCGACCACCAGAAGGCGACCGACTCCACCGCCGCCACGGCCTGGGCGCTGATGAGCCCGCAGCCGGTGGCGATGCGCTCGAAGCCATAGACGAACGGAGGGCCCTGGTACTGGGCCGTGTGTACATCTACATCCGTGAATATGAGGTTCACGCCGCGCAGCCGCTTGCCCGCGACGATGCTGCCGACGCTCTCGAGCTCGATGTCGCCGGCCTGGTTGGTGATGGATGGCGTCCAGAGCGTGTTGTTCTCCTGGTCACACCATTGCACCTTGCGCGCGTTGCCGCCCGCGCCGAGCGCGAACACGAACCGCTCGGCCGTCACCATCACGGCCTTGTTGCTGACCGGTGCGTTGGCGAGCGCGGCCGCGTCTGAGCCGGTGTTGAGCTGCCACTCGAGGATCTTGCCGTCTGCGTTGGAGCAGGCAAGCAGATACTCGCCCCAGTTGTCGAGGCTCCAGGTCGTCGCCGGCGTCACGGTGCCGGTGTCGGGGCGCGGGGTGCCGTAGGAGAAGAGACCGTAGGGGCCGCCGCCATAGGCAAGGTTCAGCGTCGCGTCGGCGCTGCCCGGCGTGAACGACGCCGGGGTGATGTCGGTCAGCGTCCCGGCCTCGTTCATCGCGTAGAGGTTCGAGTGCGTCCCGGCGGCGATCCAGCGCGCGTTGGCGTTGGTGCGCCAGGTGAGGAGCCCGCGGCACTTGCCGGTGAGCTGGCTGCTCGAGCGCTTGCGCCACCCGCCAACGGGTCGCATCGTGCCCTCGTACCAGCGCACGAGCGAGGCGTCGCGCCAGCGGCTCTTGCTCTGGTAGTCGGTGCCGTTGCGGTACACGCCCGGCTGGATGTTGATTGGTACGAGCATCGTCACTCCTTCGGGAGGAACCAGCCTTTGAACATTCCGGTGAGCAGCGCGATGGCGGCCGCGAGTCCGGCGAGCCACTTGACGAAGGCGACGAGCGTCTCGGCCGTCGCCCATGCGTTTGCGAGCTTCTTCAGATCGCCCTTCACCTCGGACATATCCGACTGAAGGGCCTCTAGATCCTTTCGCAAGAGCGCGATCTCCACGGCATCATTCCGTTCGTCTGACATGGCTCACCCCGGGTATCACACAGCCCACGGCAACGGCGGCGCGACAATCGGCGGGTTCTTCTGGGCCTCAATCTGACCCTCGACCGCAGCCTCTGTAGCCGCCTTGTCCACGCCGTTCGCCCAGACCCAGCCGAGCACTTGGTCGAGCGTGAGGTCGGCATACGGGGTGAAGGCCTCGCCCTGAACGACGGCAAACGAGGTGGTCGAGTAGACCTGCCCCGAGTACACGCCATCCACGCCCGTGCATTGCCAATGGGCCGTGACTACATAGTCAGCGCCTTCAGCAGACTGCGGGAGGCAGTCAAGGACAGAGATGTTCCAAGTGATAGTGGTCATTTATTTGCTCTCCAATGCGGCGAACTTCGCCTCAAGTTGTTCGATACGGGTCATGGCTTCTTGCAGGGCTTTAGTTAGCAGCGGAACCACATTGGCTGCGCCAACGCTTTGATACACCGGGTCGCCGTTCTCGTTTACGGCATCCTTTTCACCCGCTACAGCAATCGGCACAACTTCCTGTAATTCGTGAGCAACAAAGCCCTCTGACTCAAGCCCGTTTCGCTTCCAGTTCCATTTTACAGGCTTCAATTGCGCCAAACGATCAAGCGCGTTTTCAATCGGTTGAATGTTTTCTTTTAACCGATAATCCGACGAGGTTCCGTAAGTCGTCGTGCCGCCGCTAAAAGTGATTTCGCCTTGGCGTGTGCCATCGCCGTCGTCAAAAACCAGCGCATAGTTGGTGCCAGCGGCATTGTCTGCGCCGCATTGAATTGACATTCCATATCGGTTTGCATTGTTTCCGTCATTAACAATTCTAAAAATGTATGCGTTAGCGGAATCGCCTACAAACTCGTGATACAAACCGGATGAACTAATGTATGCGGCATTTGCTTGCGCTTTGAAATAACCGTCGCTCGTGATGCGGGCGCTTTCGGTGGCGCTAGTCTGAAAAGTAAGCACAGACCCGTTGATATTCAACTGCTGATACGAACCAGTCAGCGTTGAGTCAACACCGTGAATAGTGGATGCGCCGCTGCTGAACGTACCGCCGTTGTCAAAGCGGATGCCGTAGGTGCCGCCAGAGATACCAGCAGTGATTCCGTCACCGCTGCGAACTGCTTGGAATCTGTATGAGGGCGAACTCGTCCCGATGCCGAGGTTGCCGGAGGTGTCGAGGAACATACGCGGCGTATTGTCCGGCGAGAATCGAATTCCTCGCACGCCGGAAGTCGTACCAATAACAAGCGCGTCGCTGTAGTTGGACTCAATGTAACCGGATCGACCTGCCGCAACGTCGTCTGTAATCGTGATGCGAGTTGCTGCTGCGGTATTTGAAACGTGCAACTTGCTTGCAGGCGAACTCGTCCCGATGCCCAACCCCGTCGAGGTGAGGCGCATAAATTCGGCATCGTTATTGTCAACAAATGCCAAGCCGGGAGTGTTCATAAATTTGATGCGCTGTGGATTACTTCCAGCAACATCACGCAAATACAAAGTAGCGTTTTGACCGGCTACAGTGTTATTTACAACAAGACCATTTGCGTTTGCCGACGCAACAACCATTTGCCCACTACCTACCGTAGGGTCTGAACCGTTAACAGCGAGTTGGCTTCCATTAAATACCAGCGCACTCCCACTCGTCGCCGCCTTGCTGCCGTTCAAGTACAACACGCCGTTGGCGGTGCCGCCGTTAAGCGTGAGGTTGCCGGAGAGCGTAGCAGCCGCCGCGCTCACCGTGCCGGTGAGGGTGGGAGATCCGGCGAGCACGTTGTTGCCGGTGCCGGTGTTCGTGACCGAGACCACGTTCTTGCTGGCATCGAGCGCGAGCGCCGTCGACGCCGTGAGCGCCGACATATTCTGCGTGCCGCCGACCGTCAGCGTCTTGCCGGTGCCTACGTTGAGGCCCACCGAGGTGCCGCTGCCTGCGCCGGTGAAGATCCCGTCGACGAGATCGAGGTTGGTGTTGATCTTGCCGCCCCAGGTGTCAGCGCTCGCGCCGACTTCCGGCTTGGTGAGGCCCAGGTTGGTGGTTGTCGTATCAGCCATGTCGTTACCTCAAGCGGCCTGTAAGTAGGCCGGGTGTGTCTTCTCTGTCCAAGTCTCCGCCGTGTCTGCGACCGGCGCCCATGTCTCTGCGGTGTCCGCCACCGCGCCCCAGGCGACGACCGTATCGCTCGCCGCGCTCCAGCTCTCCGCCGTGTCAGCCAGCGGCGTCCAGCTCTCGGCCGTGTCCGGCTGCACTTCCCATTTCAGCCGCCCGGCGGCCGATAGAGCCGCCGATCCCGAAAGCGCCGCCGCCGCCGACTGTATGACCCCGCCCGCCGCCGCCAGGGCAGCCGACCCAGAGAGGGCCGCGCTGTCGATGTAGACAACATTCGCGGTCGCGGTCTGCGTCGCCGTCCCAGAGAGCGCCGCCGCCCCGAGCCGTACCCTTACCCCCTCGGCCGCCTGGCTCGCCGCCCCAGACATCGCCGAGGCCGCCAGCCGCACCCGCAGCGCATCCGCCGCGAGCGTGGCCGCCCCAGAGACCGCCGCGGCGCCTAGCCGCACTCGGACCCCTGCGGCCGCCAGAGAGGCCGTGGCGGCCATCGCCGCCGCGCCGTCGCGCACTATGCTCGACGAGCACGACAGCGCCCCAGAGGCCGCCAGAGACGCCGAGGCGTCCTCTACGATGACCGCCGCGGCCGTCTGCGTCGCAGAGGCCGACATGGCGCTCGCAGCCAGATGCACCCGCACCCCGACCGCCGTCACCGTCGCGGCGCCACTCACGGCCGCCGCCCCCAGCGCCACCCTCACGCCTACGCAAGAGAGCGAGGCGGCCGCGCTTAAACTGGCAGCGCCCTCTTTAGGGTCGATGCCATAGTTGCCACGGCCGTATAACCCGGAGCCGTAGCCTGCCATCAATTAATCCAGCGTGATGTCGAGATCGCCCGCCGGGACGCGGAACACATCGCCCGAGGCGATCGTCTTGCTCGCGGTCAGCGCGCCGTGGAACAGAAGGTTCCCGCCGGTAAGGTTGTCCCAGACCGCGACCCAGCCGACCGTGCCCCAAGAGCCCGTCGCGGTCGGGAACTCAATGGCCGAGGTGTTCGAGGCCGCGTTGCCGGAGATGGTCGAGGCGAACGACTGGCGCGCGTAGCTGCCGCCGCTCACCTCCGTGCCAGATCCGGCGTCGGTCGGGTCGGCCGTGTGAAGCCCCAGGTAGACTGTCGCGGGCGATGTGTACGCCGTGTTCGACAGCACATGGAGGAGAATCTTGTTCTCAAGATAGTTGGAAAATGCACTCACGGGATAACCCTCGTCGGTTTGACTTTCATGGACAGGCGCCCCTGGCTGAATGCCGCGCGCTCGTTTTGTATGATCATGTCTTCGATCGCCTGCGCGTAGAGCGGGGTCCAGAGGCCCACGCGCTCGTCGTCGCGCAAGTACGGAGCCGCCTGCAAGAGCGACCCATAGAGATACACATCGGGGTGCCGCTCGAGCACCCAGTTGGATGCGTTGGAGTCGGAGAGCTTGGCGAGCGTCGCCACATAGGTGAGCTCAGCCGTGTACCCGGTGTCGGGCGGCGGGAGCACCTCGATCTGATTGCCGACCAGCGCAAAATACCGCGGCTTGCCGGTGGTGCGGTAGATCGACTTCTTGGCGTCGAGCTCGTCCTCGGAGAGGAACTCAAGCGGCTGCACCGGCGCCGTCGAGGTCAGCACCAGAGACTTGGCGGAAAGGAAGTCCGCCGGGAGCGCAGAGAAGGGCGTGTCGATGGTCGCGTCTGCACGCTTGACCATCTTCTGCGTCGGCAGCCGACGCTCAATCTGCGCCTCCGCCATCGAGATGAAGTCGGGGATGACCGAGGTCAAATCGTCCCGGTTCAGCCAGTCGGCGAGGGACGCTTTAAGCGCGCTGTATGACGTTAGTGCCACCGTCGGTCTGCTCCTTCATCGCCCACGCACCCTCGTGCGAATACTCAAAGGTGCCGATGTGCTTGACGTGCTGCGAGAGGTCGTGGTCCACCAGGACCTCAAAGCCTGCCTCCTTCGCCTTGCGGCAGAAGTAGACATCCTCTCCGATGTAGTGGTTGCCGACCGTCGAATACGGGATGGCAAACCACGGCGCGTCCAGCTTCTCGAACACCTCACGCTTGACCATCATCACGCCCATTCCGACGTAATCGACGGCCTCGAGGCCCTCCGACCCGGGCGCAGTAAACACCCGGTCAATCTTGCCGGCCGCGTCTCGCATCGCCACCGGCTTGACCGGCATACGGCGCGTCGAGTAATTCGCGGCCACGATCGGCTTGTCGCGCAGGATGAGGTGGCCGATGGTTTCCCTCGGGAACCTCATGTCAGAGTCGAGCCAGAGAAGATAGTCCGCCTTCTCCGCCAGCGCCTGCTGCGCAAGCTCCATCCGTTGAGAGGCGATCAGAGTCCCGTGGCTGGTGTAAAGCAGCACACGGTCGTCCGTTGTCGCGGTGTGGTACGACATCGCGCGCGCCATATCATAGGCAAACGATGTCATCACCGTGTCCCTTGCGGGGACCAAAATCGCAACCGACCGGCTCATACACGCCCCGGTCGAGTGCGGAAGAATCTGTTGTCGGCGTCGTTGAGCCAGGCCTTCATGCGCTTCGGATCGTCTGCGATCCCGTCGCGCTTGAGCCGGTAGTACAGGGGCATCGGAATCGACGCTACCTTGCTCCACTCGCCCCACCGGGACCGCTCGTCGGTCTCGGCGTATGCTCTCTTATTCTGCTCAATCAGGTTGCCGGTCTCAAAGACCGTCTCGATGGTCGCCTCGTCGCGGTCGGCATTGTAGTGCCACCATTTCGTGGTTCCCGTCTCGGGGTCAAAGTCGAATAGTCGCTTACCTGTCGAGCTCATGTTCCCTCAAACTTAGGGGCGACGGCCAGATTGCCGCCGCCCCCAAGTCTACACCACCGCTATCAGGTCGTGGTGAGGTCGGCGGCGAGGCCGTGCGCGGCCTCGGTGTTGACCTTCAACCCGTACTCCACGGTGATCAAGCGCTTCTCGGCGTCGCCGGTCTTGGCGAGCTCCACCGTCTGGAACGGACGGAGGAAGGCAACGCTCGCGTACTCGGGGTCGAGCACGAAGGCATCACGCTCACGCTGGAAGCGGTTGGGGACGACCGAGACCGAACCGAAGTCCGAGACGTAGACGTCCGCGGCGCCGATGATGGTCGCCTGACGGTTGCCCGTGACCTCGCGGCGAATCTCCGCGATGCCGGCAAACTCAGACACGCGGGCCTTGTTCACCGGGCCAACCATCAACAGCTTCGGCGAGCCACCAGAGGCCCAGACCTTCTGGATGACCGTCTTGAGGATGGCCTCCGTGAAGGTGCGCAGGTTCGCCGCGGTGGCGTCCGTGCGGGTCGCGTTCGGCGAGCTCGTGTAGACCGGATCAGCGCCGCCCGTGCCCTTGTCGGTGTTGGTCTTGAGGAAGGCCAGCAGCGAGCCCGTCTTGCGCAGCGCGGTCGAAACACCAGCCGAACCAGCCGAGGCGGCCTGGTTGGTGAGCATGGTGCTCTCCATGTCGCGCTTGATCTCAGCCGAGCGCTTGGCGAGCTGGTACGCCAGCTCCGAGCGACGGCCGGCCTTGTCGACGGCCTCGAGCGTGCCCGAGATCAGCACGGTCTTGTTGCTGATCTGCGTGTAGTTGCCCACGCGGGTCGTGGCGGAGGTTGAGTCGAACGACGAAACGTCGTCGCCTTCCACCTGCGCGTTGGTCGTGGAGGCCGCGGCGAGCGAGTCCGTCTGCCACTCGAAGTAAGTGTTCTTGACGTTCTCGCGGCCGATGTTCGACATGAACGGGGTCTCTTCCGGCGAGATGTTATAGATAACATTCGAGAGAGACTCACGGATGCCCTTTGCGGCAAACGTATCGAAAGTATTTGCAGTCTGTGACATGGAAATGGTCCTTTAAATGAATTGCTCAAACACGGCAGCCGCGTCGCGCGTGCTGCCACTCTTGGCGAGCTTAGAAAGAGCGTTCTTGGATGACACGACCTGAGAGGACTGCGGAGTGCTGGCCGCGCCAGCCTTCATGGGCTTCGCCTTCTGCGTGATGGTCGGGCGAATCTGCGAGCGCTTGCTCATCAGGTCGTCGAACATCATCGCCTTGCGCAGCGCCAAGACGGCCCGAGCGTCGTAGATGTCCGATATCTCCTCGACAGAAAAGCCGAGTTTATCGGTGGCATATTCGACGATCTTCGCCTTCTCGGCGCGTGCCTTATCAGCGTCGCGCCACTCGGGCAGCATCTCGATGAGCTTGCCACGCTCGGACTCGAGGGTCTTCTCGGCCTCCGCGCGCTCCTCCAGCTGCTGCCTCTCCACCAGAGCATTCTTCTGGGACTGAACCCAGGCAGCCTGCTCCTGCCTCGTCCTCGCCACCTCGCGCTGTCTCACCCACTCAACTGGATTCTCTTGGTAGAGACGGTCCCAGTCGATCTCGGGCGGTTGCAGCTGCTTGAGGCTCGAGTCGAGTGCCTCTAACGTCTGCGCATACCTCTGCCGCTCTTCCCGCGCCTGACGAAGCTCCGCGTCGGCCTGTTTTCTGGCCTCTGCAATCGCCTGCGTCTTGCGCGTGTAGTCCGCGGTGCGGGAGTAGCCCTTCAGCAGCTCATCCAGCGGGACGTCGACTTCTTCCCCGTCAACCTTGACGCGGAATGTCTGGCCCGGCTGGGGCGCCTCGTCGGCATCCTCCTCGCCTTCGGTTACTTCGCCCTCGGCGTCGGACTCGCCATCCGCCGCCTCGAGCACCTCTTGATCCACACCTTCGGTTTCGAGCTGATCGGTTTCGCCTTCCTCGGCGGCGATCATCTGCTCAAACACGCTCTGCGTGGACTGTACGTTTCCCGGGGGTACACCCGTGCCGGTTTCGCTCATAACCCTATTGTGCGGGATTCAAGCGGTTACTTCCTGCCGCTTAGTTTGTCGATGTCCCGCTTCGCCATCGCGCCCGTGTCGACCACGATCCGCAGGTGGCGCTTGATTTCTCCCAGGATGCCGACCGCGAGCCACAGCCGCTCGCGCTCCTCTTGGTCGGCCGGCTTGCTCTCGCGCCATGCCTTTAGGTACTCACCCTCCAGCGCCTTGAATGCTTCATCGAGCGCGGGGCTGTCGAGTAGGGCGCGCGCCTCTGCGCCGCGCCGTTGGTCGGCATAGAGATCGCGCTCAATCAAGCGAGGAGCCCGCCTTTCGGCTTCTTCTTCATCGCGCGGCTCAAGAGCTTGGTGCCCTTGTCGGCCTTGTTGAACTCCTTGGCAACCTTACCAGGCACGCCGACCTTCTTTGCGAAGGCTGGGTCGTGGGCGGCGGCGGCCATTAGGCGGGCCTGCTTAGCTGATTTACTGGGCATCTCTATCGCTCCTTCTGGTTCTTGTACCGCTCCAAGAGCCGCCGCCCCTTGGCGACCGCGCTCGCCTTATCACCACGATGCCCCCACGCCTCGAGGCTCAGCTTGAGGCGCGTCTTGTCGCCCTGCTCGTCGGTGAGGAGCCCGGGCATCGAGCCCATGCGCGCGAGGAACGATCCCTTACGGCGCAGCTGCTCCGGCGTGGTCGGCGCTCCCTTGACGGGCGCCTTCAGCGTGCCGCCGGTCTCTGCCTTGTACGACGCGCGGCCCTTCGCGTTCAATCCGCCGCGCGGGTTCTTCCCGGCGGCGCGTTGCCACGCCGGGGTCTTCACTTGCGCTTCTTGACCGTCTTCGCCGCGGCCTTGAATGCCTTGGCCGTTGGCGCGCCCTTCGCCCCAGGCTTGCGCATCTTCTCGCCGCTGCCGGCCGCGATGCGCTCACGCTTGGCGTGGATGTTCGAGTAGAGCCCCTGCTTCATTTCATCACCTCATTTCAAAGCCAAAGTCGTCCACAAACATATCACGGCTTGGCCGATAGAACGGAGACTCAATCTGCGCGGGCACGAATGGCATCGGCTCCGGCGCATAGGTCTGCATCGGCGGGATGTAGGGCTGCGGCTCAAAGACGGCTGGCTCGAATGATGGCACGAATGGCGCCATCACCGGCGGCTCGTAGAAAGCCGGGGCCATCGGAGGGGGCTCGTAGAGCATTGGAGCGGGAGGGGGCGGCGCGTAGAAAGTCGGCGCCATCGGGGGCGGCTCGTAGAAGGTCGGCGCAGGAGGAGGCGGCTCGTAAAAAGTCGGCGCGGGAGGAGGCGGCGCGTAGAGCATTGGAGCAGGAGGCTCGTAGAATGTCTGGGCCATCGGAGCCGACTGCACGGGCGTGTCCTGCTGCTGCACCGGCATGATCGAATCAAAACCCTGCGCGGCAGGCGCCATCGGCGCCTCACTCTTGGCCGGCAGGGTTTGATCAAAAGGGAACGAGAACCCCCCCATGTACGGTTGCGGCGCGAACGGGCTTGGCTGGAACTGCTGCGGTCCCATCTCCACTTGCCCTCCGCCATAAACCGGCGACGGCGGCGCGCTGCCGAAGCCGGGCGCCATCTGCGGGGGCTGCGGCTGCGGAGCGGGCTGCGCTTGGGGCGTCCCTTCCGGCTGGAAATAGTCCTCGAACATCTGACGCAGCTGGCGCCCGCCGCCGCGACGACCGCCGCGACGACCGCCACCAAAGCCGCCGCCATACCCGCCGCCGCCAAACATCGACGTCGCCGCGAACGGGTTGAAGGCTGGGCCGCCGTAGTATTGCTGCGAGAAGTAATTGCTGAAGGCATCGTTGATGGTCGGCTGGTAGGCCGGCGCGCGCATCCCGCCGCCGTAACCGCCAAAGCCGCCACCGCCGCCCATGTCATAGCCGCCGAACTGCGTGCCGTAGCCGCCCATTCCGCCGCCGCCGAAGCCGCCGAAGCCGCCCATGCCGGAGAAGTCGCGGCTCGCGTCAAAGCCGCCGCCGTAGCCGCCCATGCCGCCACCAAAAGGCGACCCATATCCGCCCATTCCGCCGCCGTAGCCGCCGCCATAGCCTCCCATCATGGGACCTTGGGCAAACTGTCGTTGACCCGAAAATGCGTTACTCATGCGTCACCTATTCCGACAAGTCGTAGAAAGCCAATGAACCGATGGCAGACCCGGTGCCGCTCAAGATCCTGACGGCGACCGTGTAGACATCACTCGTCCCGGCGATGGTCGCGCCGAGCTGCATATCGAAGTTATAGAGCAGATCGTTCTGCGCCTGGGCCGCGGACTGGTTGCTTGATGTCGTGTACTCGTTCAAGACGATATCTCCGCCAGACATGGCGGTCGCGGTCACATCAAAGTCCACGCTCGCAAAGGTCGTAGTGTCGTAGGACGCGCCGGTGAGCGTCGCGTTCCTGACCAGCGCTATCTCGTACTCGCCGTTTCCAATTGGAAGCACGCGCACCTGCTTTGGCAAGATGACCGCGCCGAGCGAGTCAGACGCGAGCCGGATTGACACCAGCGGAACGAACGATGTCCCGATTCCGGTCAGCGTCGTGGTCCTTCGGGCCACGCGCTCGACGGAGGTCTGCTCATAGCCTCCCTCGGACAGCACCGTCGAGCAGATCTGCTTCATGCTCGAGCTGCTCGCGGTCGCGGCCGTGTTCTCGATCTCGATGCGCAGCGGAAGCGTCGCGGTCTGCATATAGACCGACGTCACCTCGTTGGCGTTGTCGAAGGTGTGGGCCGTGATGTACTGGCCGTCGATAACGAACCCGACGCGCACCGACCCGACCCCAAGCCACTCAAAGTCCGCGAAAAGTATCTGTGCCTTTGTGGTGTCGAGCGTGATGCCGCTCGCGCCGCTCCCGTCCAACGGGTCGCCGTTCCATGAAGACTGGACCACCTTTCGGGTGTCGTCGACAGATCCGCCTGTGTAGGTGCGGATGATGAACGAGAGCTCCGTCCCGTTGCGCTGCAAAAAGAGCCCGTTGTTTGTGTCGAAGTATCCCACGCGCTGGCGCAGGTTCGCCTTTGCGGCGGCCATCACGAACGTCGACAAAAACGACAGGCTCTTTCCAGGCTGGTACGGGAAGTACCGCTTAGTCTGGCGCACCACCTTGTCGCCGGAGGCCGTCGTCACGGCCAGGCTCACGGCCGACTCGTTTGGCAAAAAGGTAGAGGTGCCCGAGCCAGTCAGCGATGTATCGAAGGCAGGGTCCGCCGCGTACCTGTTCTGGCTGTCAAAGAGCGTGAACGGCTGCGAGACACGCAGCCGCCCGAAAGCATCAAAGTTGTTCTTTGCTAGCAAGTTGAGGTCCGTCAGCGTGTTGATGAACTTGACGATCTCGAGCTGGTTCGACGCCAACAGGCTCAGGTACAGCCTGAGCTGGTTGTTCGCCTGGTTGAAATACTGGGGGAAGTAGGCCGCAGGGGCGACATTAGGATTCGGCGGCTGCGGAACAAATACCCCCTCTAGCGGCTCCGACATGGCATCACACGGCCATCGGACCCGGCCCCATCTGCGGCGCGGGACCAATCTCAGGGATTACCGGCTGCTGCACCGACGGCGACGCCACGCGCGAACGGTCCGCCATCTGCCGGATCGCGTCCATGTCGAGTTGGGTGCCGTACTTCAGCTGCACCTCGTAGGCGCGCAGCATGAGCTCCGACTCCTGCTTGTCGCGCGCGCGGTCATCCTCGAGCAGCATCTGCTGGCGCTTGAGCTCGAGCTCCGCTTGGCTGTTCTGGATGTCCGCCATAATCTTCTGCCGCTCAACCTCGGCAAGAATCTGCGCCGGGTCAGGCGGCGGGGGCGGCGGGGGCGGCTGCGGGGGCATCATGGACGGGTTCAAGAAGAACTCGTCGGGGTTCTTGAAGCCCGAAACCTCGGCCAACCGCGCCAGCGTGTTCCGGTACTGCTGCACCGACACGAGCGGGTTCTGCGGCCCCATCTGCTGCAAGACCATTTCCTGCTTCTGGGCGATGGCGTTGAGCACCGCGATCTTCTGCTCCTCGGTGCCGCCGCCGAGCGCGACGTCAATGTCGACGTCCATGTTCGCGTTCCACGAGCGCGGGTCAATCGGCACCCATTGATTGCGAAGGCGCACCACCCGCGCTCGGTCTTGGTTCTCCACGACCAGCTTGAGAATACCCTTGAACAGGGCGCGCATCCCGGTTTCAGCGAACACACGGGCGATCAGCTCAAGATGCTGCTGCGCTGCGCTTACGGTCGCGGCGACCGCCGCGCGGGTGGTGCTCTGTAGTGCGCCGGCATCGAGGCCCATGGCAGCCTTCGACATACCCGTGCGCGTCTCGCGCACGTTGTCGAGGTACTCGAGCATCGGGAAGGCGGCTTGGCCGACGAACGGCACGGAGAAGGCCTGGACCGCGCCGGGCTGGCGCATACGGATGACGCCGCCAACCTCGGTGTTCAGCACGTCGTCCATGTTGGCCTGCCCCTCGACCACGCCCACCCGGGGGTGGATGGCCAGAGAGAGCGAGTCCATCATGTTGCGCATCACCGCGGACTTAATCCGCTGGAGGTCGGCCGTCATGTCGAAGATGGACAGGCCGATGAGCGCGTGCGGCTCGGGGTCAGGGCAGAAGGTCGCAAACGGCTTGTGCGAGCATGGCTCGTTCATCACGAGCTTGTAGCCGGGGCCGATGGTGCAGACCTTGCGCAACTCCGCGATGCCGTCGCGGTCGTAGTCGACGCGCACATACGCCTCGACGTAGAGCACGCGCTTGTCGTCCTGCGTGCCGCCCGGGCCATACGCCTCGGCGTACGGGTTGCGGGCGATGTATTCGTCGTTGGTGTCGAGCTCGAAGGCGCCCATCTGAGAGCGCACCTCTTCCTCGTCGTAGCCGAGCGCTACAAGATCCGAGACCCGCATCATGCGCCGGTGCGCGACCAGGGTCGCATCCTCCACCGAGCGCGCGCGGCGGTCGATGAGGAACTCCTCGGGCGGGACGGCCTCGACGACCACGCGGCCGTCGCGGTACT